GCCTTCGCCGACGCCGTGCGCGGCCAGTTCGTCAACAAGCAGATCACGATCCACTGCGCCCCCGAGGTGCTGACCAAGTACCAGCGCGCTGAGTTCAAGCTGACCGGCGTTTACACCGGCAAGGAGAACGACGGTTCCATCCGCTTCACCAGCGCCATCCTCGTCCCGATGGAGTCGATGTACAACTCCCCGATCCTCTTCGTGACTCCGAAGGAGAACATGAAGATGCTCGTGGACCTCGCCCACCCGGAGAACTGCATCAACGACATCCAGAAGGTGAATTACGACGTGAGGATCTTCGGCGAGTACTCCCTCGCTGTCGGCTTCGCGATCGCCGAGGCGGTCTTCGCCTCCGTCCCTGACGGGTACACCCCGTACGACGCCGTCCGCAACGAGGCCCAGGTGGACACCTCCAAGTGGACCAACGGCGGCAGCTCCAGCGGCTCCGGCGCCGGCAGCGCCTCCGGAACCGGCAGCGCCTCCGGTACCGGCAGCACCTCCGGTACCGGCTCGAGCACCGGCAGCGGTTCCGGCGAGGGCACCGCGTAGTCTCAAGTACAACTCCTAAAAACGTCAGATCATGGCTTACACGAAAGTATCCATCCCCCGCTTCGAGGCCGGCGGCGCGCCGACCGTCAAGAAGGCGACGGTCATCCTCGTGGACATCAACGACATCGACGCCGAGCCGTCCCGCACCCTCGGGAACACCCAGGTCGTCGGTGCGCTGACGCTCAAGACCGGTGCGAAGGCCGTCGGCATCTACGCCACGCCTTCCTCCATCGTCCCGACCGAGGAGCAGTCCGGCGAAGTGGATTCCAAGGGCATCATCCAGGGACTGGAGTACGTCCACCCGGGCAACTCCATCGCCATCGCGAACCACACCGAGGCGTACCTGAACCGCCCGGTCATCGCCCTGGTGCGCGAGTGCAGCGGCTCCGCCTCCGGCAAGTGCCTCATCATCGGCTCCATGTGCAACCCGCTGTACATGTCGCCGGAGTACACCAACTCCAAGGACGGTTCCAGCCGGAAATTCGTCTGGAAGCAGGACCAGCCCTCCAAGTTCGTCATCGGCACCTACACCGGCGCCCTCCCGACCCTCGCCAACGAGGTCTCCGAAGGCTCCGGCTCCGGTGAAGGCTCCGCGTAATGGAAGAGGAACGCCTCACTTCGATCGTGGTTCTGGCCCATCCCGGGTCAGAACCATTGGTCCGTGACATCTGGGACGCGTTCTGCGACTGGCCGCACGTGGTCTACACCTGGCCGGCCGGCATGTCCGTCAAGCAGCTGCTCGAGGAGATCCTCGCCGGCAACACCGAAGACGAGATCGCGCAGACCTTCGTGGTCGTGCCCGCGAACCTCGTCCCGGTGACCCGGGTGCGCTGGAGCGAGCTCCAGGATCCGGTCGTCGACGTGGATGGCTCTACCAGGCGCTTCTGGGGACGCGTACCCGTCACCTTCGACAAGGAGGTCCTCGTGGACTTCCTGCCGGAGAACGACGACGCGCCGGACGAGGCCTTCGTCCGCAAATACGTCATGTCCGGGGACATCCGCCCGCTGGAGGTGTCCCACAACTTCGGCAACTACTACACGAAGGTCCTGCGGGAGAACCCCTGCGAGAACGTCGTCATCGAGGCGATGATCCGCAAGCGCTTCCTGTACGTGGGACCGGCGGGATGGCCGGCCGTCACGGGCCTCTTCCACAAATTGCTGAAGAAATGACGGAGATCGAGCAGTGGCTGAGATCGGGAGCCGGGGTCCAGGAAGGTCTCCGGCTCCTGTCGGTTTACAAGCCGAACCCGTACCTGGCCAGGATGGTCGAACGCCATCCCCAGAAGTACCGCGACCTACTGATCCGGACGCTCTCCGGCGTCGGACGGGTCAGCGTCGAGCAGACGGCCTCCCGCTCGAGACCCCTTCGGATGGACTACCCGTTCCTCGGGGATCCGGACTGCCCGCCCGAGCTGAAGATACTCGCGGCGGACAAGATCACGGCCTACCGAGGATTCGTCCGAGAGCACGCGAAACTATCCTCCTGCACCACTCTCGAGGAGTGTCTCGAGACCGCGAAAAAGTGCATATTTTTTTACAGTCAGAATCGGAAAATCGTCTCCGAATTTGACTATTACAAGGAGCACCACGCGGTGCTCGGAAAACACCCGGTCTTCCAGGAGATGACCAGACGGCGCGAGCTCGTGTCGATGGGCATCCTGGATCTCGAGCGGAGACGCCAGGCGCTGCGCGACAACATCTGGCGCCTCCGGAAGCAGCTCGCCGCCGGAGACCGCCCCGACCTTGCGCCCGGACGGTCCGCGCTGCTGGAGACGAAGGAGCGCGAGCTCACGGAGATCGAAAAACTGATTGAAGACTATGAAAGGTCCTGTGGAAGAATTCCTGGAAGCCATGCTTCCGGGAAAGTCGGGGAAGCAAGAAGATCCTGAGCCCCAGAAGATGAACGCCAAGGGCGAGATCGACCTCACCCATCCGGAGGCCATCGTCCTGGACGCCATCGGTCTGATGCGGTTCCAGGATGTCGTTTCCGGAAAGAAGGCCCCGCTGTCGAAGCTGGACCTGTACGGCGGCCCGGCCAGCCTGGGCGCCTGGGAGGCCGTCCAGGAATACATCGCCACCGGCAGCCGGGGAAAGCTCTCCCCGAAGGAAGAGCATTATCTGGATCTGCTGAACCTGGTGTTCTCCCTGGACGGCCAGTACGGGAAGCGGAACACCATCCGGTTCCTCGTATCCCCCTACTTCGGTTTCAGCTACGAGCAGGCGAGCAACCTCTATATGGAGGCCATCGAGACCTTCTATGCCAACCGGGGCATCAGCAAGGATGCCATGCGGCAAAAGACTGCCGACCAGTACGACGCGCTCTACATCGCCGCCATGAACGCGGCAAAGACCTCGAAGGACTACAAGAATGCCGCCGAGATCCTGGATATGAAGGTGAAGGTGCTTGGGCTGGACCGGGAGGACGTGCAGGTGCTTACCAAGCAGGTCTACCAGATCCGGTACAGGGTGGTATCCCTGGATCCAGAGTCCATCGGACTTCCGAGGGCAAACCGGCGAGAGCTGGAGGGCATCATCGACGGAGTGCTCGCCGACAGCCCGGAATCTGAGCGCAAGCGCGTGAAGATGGAAGCCGGCATCATCGACTACGACATCGCTGAGATCCTTGAGCATGAGTCACAGGCGGCAGATTAAGACGGACGGCACCGCCCAGGGCGTGGCCGCAGTCCAGTATATGAACAAGATGGCGCAGATCGCCGCTCTCGTCTCGCCCAGGAACCTCTTTGCCGAGCTGGGGCGCGGATCCTCGAAGACCACCGATATCCTCACCGAGCGGATGATCGAAATCGTGTACGACATGCCTGGCGCCCCGTGCGCCTGGATCTCCGACACGTTCGCGAACCTCACGCAGAACGTCATCCCCACGGTACTGGAATCCCTGGAGCGGAAAGGGTACCACGAAGGAATCCACTACGTTATCGAGAAGCAGCCGCCGGAGTTCAACGAGGCGGAGAAGGCCGAGCTGGAGGATTGGCTGAAACCCCATTTCTGGAAGCCCCGGAACCGGATCGTCAGCTACAAGCGGGTGATCATATTCTTTACCGGGACGAATTTCACGTTCGGTTCCCTGGACAGGCCTTCCACCCTGGCCGGGCGCAGCTACGTCCACCTGATCGGAGACGAGGCGAAATACTTCAAGGAGGCCAAGGTGGCCACGATGCTCAAGGGTGTCCGCGGCTACCCGGAATACGCTGGTTCCGTCTATTACCGGGGCGTCACCTTCACTTCGGACGTGGGCGACCCGTCCAGGATCGGAGAGAGCGACTGGCTCGGGAAGTACGCCAGGACGATGGACATCGAAGCCATCGTCCTCGTGATGAAGGCCGGCCTAGTGTACAACGAGGCCATGCGGGAGTATCTCGCCGCGAAGGACCGGTGGATGCAGACCAACCTGCCGGCGGATCTGGACAAATGCCGGAAGCTGCTGGCCGTAGCCAACGAATGGCGACGGAAATGGATACTGCTGCGCAAGAGGAAGGAGAGCAGCAACTTCTACATCCGTGCGTCCAGCTTCGTCAATGTGGACATCCTGTCTGCCGAATGGTTCGCCGACGCCGTCAAGGGCGACGTGCCGGACCTAAAGACGGCCATCCTGTCCATGCGTGCTTCCCTCAGCTCCGGCGACCGGTTCTACGCCGCGCTCAGGGAGGATCACTTCTACCTGGACGGAAAGGACGAGGCAGCCTACGAGCGCCTGACCATCCGGGACACCGAGGACTGCACCGTGCTCAGGTACCTGGACATGGATAGGTCCCTCAGGGCGGGCGTGGACTTCGGAAACATGTGCTCCATGGTCGTGGGCCAGGAGGGCGCCTTCAAGGGGCGCAAGTGTCTCCGGTGCCTGAAGTTCCTGTACACGCTCGCGCCCGAGTACGTGGCCGACCTGGGCCGGAAGTTCAGGACCTATTTCTCCCAGCACAGAAACAAGATCCTGTACCTGTACTATGACCGTGCAGGCAACCAGTACAGCAAGGTGGGCAAGTCCCAGGTGGCCGACTTCAAGAAGGCCGTGGAGTACGACGGGGAGACCGGGCGACGGACCGGCTGGACGGTCCACCTGATGAGCCTGAACCAGGCGAACATCGCACAGGCCGAGGAGTACAGCTTCATGCTCAAGCTGCTGGGCGAGGAGAACCCGCGCCTTCCCATCGTGCGCATCGACTATTACGCCGCGAAGGAGCTGAGGCTTTCCCTGCAGAACGCGACCACCACGGTCAAGGACCAGGTGGTGTACAAGAATAAGAACTCCGAACGGCTTCCCGTCGCGGAACTTCCAACCAAGTCCACGAACCCCTCGGACGCCTTCAAGTACTTCTGCATGTCCAAGGACCTGACGGCCGTCGCGAAGGGATGGACGTCCGTTCCGGCCGGGAACCTGGATCCCATAATGAAATAGACATTGCGTCCCGAAATCGAGCCCTCGCCTGCCTCGGCGGGGGCTTTTGTCATATTTCACCTTTTTCGAGCCGTGCAACCGCGTCCGACGGAGAGCGCGGGCCGGGCTCAATCGTCACACAAGAAAGACGTTTTTTGTGATATGACGCCAGATATCGCTATGAATCAGCGCCTTATCGGTTCCCGACCCCCGGAAAAGGCCTGTTTTCCGGCTTTTTCCGTCCCGACTACCGCTTTTCGTGTCCTTTTGACCGCCAAAAAAGATGGATAATTTTGCATCGACAGGTGATTATTGAATGATTTCTTTCCAGGGGACGCAGTGATGCATCCCCTGGTGTCCTTTATAGGGTGTTTTCCCCTCCTAAATTTGCATCTGTGAAACTGTATGATGCCATACACGAGATGCGGCGGCTCACCCAGGAGGGTGTTCCGTTCTCGTTCACGTACATGTCGTACAACGAGTCGAAGAACAAATCGGAAGGGATCATCCACGTCCGCGCCGCGAAGCTCCGGAAGCGCGAGACCCGGAAGTTCAACCGGAACGCCGAGGACCAGGAGGCCTACCTTAACCTGGATACGAACGAGCCGCGCCGGTTCTGGCACCCGCTTCTGATGGAGTTCAACGGCGAAACAGTGACTCTATGACGGAAGTGAAAGCTATCAGCCGCCATTCTTTCGCGGCTCACCTGGATGACGGGCGGGTGTACCTCCTGTCGAACAAGCTGGGGGACGGGATCCCGCAGAACTTCTGGAGGATGGGCGACCCGAACTGGGAGGTCCTCCCCATGGACATCGGCGGAGAACGCATCGTCCCCTTCGGGCACGACAACCGGCTCCCGACCAACCTCCGGAACATCATTGACGACAACAACCTCGCCCCGGGCGTCCTAGACCGCCAGCTGGGCCTCATCTACGGGCAGGGACCGTTCCTGTACCGCCTGGCCTACCGGAACGGGGAGATCGTACGCGAATGGATCCAGGACAGCGAAGTCGAAGCCTGGCTCGCCGGCTGGGACGCACCGTCCTACATCAAGGGAGCCCTGGCCGACTACCTGCACCTCAAGGGCTATTTCAACGCCGTGTACCTGGAAAGGGGCCACCGCATCGGCCGGAAGGCCCGCATCGCCTGCCTGGAGCACATCCCGGCGAAGAACGCCCGCCTCGAGTGGACCGACACCCGCAACATCCGGGACGTCAAGCACATCATCGTGGGCGACTTCGAGCACGACTGCATGGGCACCGGGACGATGAAATACCCCGTGTACGACCGCCGGAACCCCGGGCTGTACCCGGCTTCGGCATCCTACAACCACACCTACTCCTTCGGGCGCGACTTCTACTCCATCCCGCAGTACTGGGGCACCCTCCGCTGGATCATCCGGGGCTCGGAGATCCCGACCATCTTCAAATACGTGACGGACAACGGCCTGAACCTCGCCTACCACATCCACTCCCCGAACGCCTACTGGGAGAACAAGCGCGAATGGCTCCGGAAGATCCACCCGGAATGGGCCTCCGACGACGTGAAGATCGAGGAAGAGATCCGGAAGCTGACGGACAAGTTCCTCACCTCCCTGACCGAGGTCCTGTCCGGCAAGGAGAACGCCGGCAAGTTCTTCCACACGGTCGACGTCATCGACGAGCAGACCGGGAAGCCCGTCACCTGGACCATCGAGCCCATCGACCAGAAGATAAAGGACTTCGTGGAGAGCCAGCTGAAGATCTCCGAGGCTTCCTCTTCGGCCATCACCTCCGGCATGGGCCTGCACCCCGCGCTGTCGAACCTCATCATCAACGGGAAGCTGGCCAGCGGATCCGAACTGCTGTACGCCTTCAAGCTCTTCCTCTCCAGCGACACGGAGATCCCCGAATCGACCGTCCTGGAACCCGTCAACCAGGCGATAGCCTTCAATTTCCCGGGCAAGAACCTCCGGGTGGGTTTCTACCACCGCTCCGTGAAGACGGAAGAGGCCACGCCCACCAACGACCGTATCAAAAACGAGTAGCCATGCTTTTCAATCTTGACGACAGGGGCCCGCAGGAGATCCAGCAGCTCACCGGCATCTACCTCGCGTCCAACGATTTCAGCGTCATCGCCTCCGAGCTGGCCGACGCGACCAACGCCGTGGCCGCCCTCGTGGGCGACGCGGTCATCACAGCGGCCGAGGAAGGGTACAGCTACGGAGATGAGTTCCCGCTCACCTTCGCCGTCCGGAAGGCCATCGCCGTCCTCGCCGTGTCCCGATACACCAGGAACAACCTGATCGCCCACGGCGACCACGGCGCGAAGGTCGTCGCCGACCAGAACGAGAAGGTCCCCTTCGAGTGGATGGTCGACCGCGACCAGCAGGCGCAGCAGGAGCGCTGGTACCGCTCCATGGACGCCCTGTACAAGGTCCTGGAGGACACGGAAGAGGAATCCTGGATGCATTCCGACATCCGGAAGCGGTACAAGGCATCCATCGTCCGCTCCCTGTCGGATTTCGAGCGCGTCTATCCCGTCGACGGCTCGTACTACGTCTACTACATGCTGCAGAGCCTGGTGATCGAGGCGCAGCCGAAGATCCGGCGGATGATCGGCGCCGAGGTGTGGGATGTGATGGTCGGCGAAAGCCCCCAGGATCTTCATAAGGCCCTGCTCCCGCTGTGCCAGCGCTACGCCATCCTCTCCGCGCTCATCACGGCGGTCCGCCGGTGGAACCTGGAGGTGTTCCCGATCGCCATCGCCCGCCGCTTCGCTCCCACCTACCAGGGTAACCGGTCCTCCCGCGTCGCCCTGAAGGAGGAGATGGACGCCTTCATCGAGGGAATCGAGGGCCAGCTGGAGGATATCCGCGAAGAAATCGCCGAAGAGCTGCAGGACGGGAACCCCGCCGCCGGCTTCGACCTGATGCCCAAGGGCGACCGGAGGAACAAGTATTTCTCCGCACAATGACAGAAATCGAGATCTTTGAGAACGGGAAGAAGGCATCCATCCCTTCCTCCTGGGCCGAAATGACTCCGGACCAGGTCCAGACGGTGTTCAGACTTCACGACCTGGCCGTCCGGAAAGGATGGACCGTCATGGACCGCAACGTGCGGATACTATACGCGCTGCTAGGCATCCGGCGTGGGATTCACCGGGCGTCTCCCAGGATGGCCGAGAATGTCGCGATGATCTGCGAACGTTGCTTCGGTTTCCTGGGTGACGAGGGCCTTGTCTTCAACGGCATCTCCAACCCGCTACCGAGTGCCGGCGGGCTCTACGGACCCGGAGAACTGATCATGGACCTCACGTTCGGCGAGTTCCGTGCGGCGGTCAGGGCGCAGCAGGCCTTTCTGAAAGGTCGCCGGACCGAGGACTTGGACGAGATGGTCGCATACCTGTACAGGAGCAGGTATCCGAAAGAGAACCGGGCAGGAAGGCACGCAGGCCCCATCGTCGGGAAGGTGTTCCGGAAGGATCTCCGCAAGGCAGGACGATTGAAGGCCTGGCAGAAGCAGCTTATCCTGATGTGGTTCTGCTCCTGCCTTCAGTACCTTCAGACGGGAAAGGTCGAACTGGACGGCGAGGAAGTCGACCTGTCGCTGCTCTTCCATGGGGACGGACCGTCAAGAGGACCGCAGGTTACCTGGAACGACCTGCTGTACCAGATAGCAAAGGAACAAACGCTTGGAAGTATCGACAGGGTGGAAGAGGAGCCGCTGTTCTCAATCCTCGCACTTATGTGGTCGAATTATAAGGAGGCAAAACGATATGAAGAGGCTAGTAAAGCTCGCTAAGGTCACGGATTACCTGATGACGTTCCGGGTGCCCGGATATCCGCACATCAATCCGATCCTGACGGTCAACCAGGAGAACGCCGCATCCCAGCTGCTTCGGACATCCGGGGAGCAGCTGCTCATCGCCATGCCGGAAGGACGGTTGTACGGGAAAGACTCCGACTCGTTCGACGAATCCGTGTCATTCGCCGTCTTCTCCCTCTCCAAGGTGAACGGACCGGCCAGGACCCCAGAGACGGCCGAGACTGCATACACCAACCTGCTCCACATCCTGGACGAGTGCCTGAACAAGATCATCGAGGACCTGCTGGGCACCGCGACCAATTCGCCGTGCCCGCTTCTGGCAGGGCTCGACATCACGACTGTCGACGTCATCCCGGAGTACTCCATCTTCGCCGGATGGAGCGGGTACTACATGGAAATCGTGCTCGAGTGATGGGAATCAAGGAACGGTTCATCAAGGAGACCCTCGAGTCCCAGGGGCGACGGATGCTCAAGTCCCAGGGGCTCGCCATGGAGGAGAGCCTCCGGTTCCATACGAGAAGGACCTACAGCAACCGATACATCTCAGTCACGCAGAAAGGAGAGATGAGCGGCGTCCTTACGTTCACGCATACCGTCCAGGAACGGTTCCTGGATCTTCGCCGGCTTCGTCACGGCTCCAAGGAGTCTCCACGCCCGAGAACCCGTCAGATACACAACCGCTTCGTCATGGGGACGTTCAATGCGATCGCCAAGGAACTCATGTACGGATTTACCGAAGATGTCATCGACAGGATCCGGAAGGAGATGCAGCAGTAGCCAGAACGTCCTGTCTGATAAGGTTATGTCCTTTTTGGCCGCTTTTTAGCGGCTATTTTTGTTCCATAATTCTCGAATTATGGCAAGAATCAAAGAGGAAGATCTCAGGCTGAACGTCATTGTCAACGGCGACGACGGACGCAAGAAGATCATGGAACTGGAGCAGGCGGTAACCTCCAGCAACAACCGCATCAGGGAAATGCGGAAGGAGATGGCCATGCTCGCCAGGGAGGGACAGACGAACTCCGCCAGGTATAAGGAGCTCTCCCAATCCATCAAAGACGAGACGGCGTCCATCAAGCAGAACAAGGAGCAGATGAATGACCTCCGCTCGAAGCTGTCCCTGAACTCCATGACCATCGGCGAGCTGAGCAAGAGGGTCCGTGAACTCCAGGGTGCATTGAGGAACGTTGCTCCGGGAACGGAAAAATGGAACGAATTGAACAGCGAGCTCCGGGCGACGGAAGCCAGGCTCAAGCAGCTGAAGGGTTCGGCCGGCGGAGCAGGATCTTCCATAAACGGACTCACCGGAACACTGGGTAAGGCCGCCGGCGCATTCACCGCCGTGCTCTTGATCGGAAGGAAGGTCGTTTCCTTGTTCTCTGGCGCGTTTAACACCATCAAGGATTTCGAGCAGGCGAACGTGGACCTCGCCACCATCCTCGGGAAAGATGTCGGCCTGATCTTCGACCTTACCAACCAGGCGAAGGAGCTCGGCGCCGCGACGAGATACACCGCCTCCGAGGTGACCGGGCTGCAGACCGAACTCGCGAAGCTCGGATTCTCGCAGCGCGAGATTCTCCAGATGTCCCAGCACGTCCTGAATTTCGCGACGGCTGTCGGTTCAGAGCTTCCCGAATCGGCCGCGCTCGCGGGCAGCACCCTCCGCATGTTCGGACTTCGGGCGAGCGAGACGGAAGACGTCATGGCCACGCTGGCCCTGTCCACCAACAAGAGCGCCCTGAACTTCTCCTACCTACAGACGTCGATGTCCATCGTCGGACCGGTAGCGAGGACGTTCGGCTTCAGCGTAAAGGATACGACGGCCCTCCTGGGAACCCTGGCGAACGCCGGCTTCGACGCATCATCCGCCGCCACGGCGACGCGAAACATCATCCTGAACCTCGCAAACGCGAACGGAAAACTGGCGAAAGCCCTCGGAGAGCCCGTCCATACCTTCCCGGAACTGATCGACGGCCTCAAGACATTGAACGACAAGGGAGTCGACCTCGCTACCACCCTCGAGCTGACGGACAAGCGCTCCGTCTCAGTTTTCAATGCGTTCCTCTCCGGAGCCGATAGCGCGAAGGCGCTCCGGGAAGAACTGGAAGAAACGGGAGGCGTCCTTCAGGACATCGCCGACAAACGGATGAACACCCTATCCGGTTCCATCGACCAACTCAAGTCCGCGTGGGAGCGTTTCATCCTGGTGATGGAGAACAGCAAGGGCGTCTTGAAGGATGTGGTGGATCTCCTTACGAACATCGTTCGCGGCGCGACACCAGGCGAAGAGACCGATTCCGGAGAAACGGCCAGAAGGACACAGTCCTATGTCGCCGGCCTGTGGAACATGTACTTCAACGAAAAGGACGGCGTCGACCTGATCAACAAGGCCATCCAAGCCGACGAACAGACCATGGAGCGCGGATTGAAGGAGGCGGAAAGAAAACTCGAGAGCGCATCCGGCATCCTCGCGAAGCGTCGCGCGAAGAAAGAGGTCGAGTATTATCGGCAAGGACTGGCCGTGATGGCCGGAGCCAGGCAGGAACTGTCCGACAGGCTGAAGTGGAACGCCGGAACATATAATTCCGGCGGCGAAACGGGCAGCGGAGATGGAGGCTCCGGCGGCGATGGCGGTAAGAAGAACAAACAAGCCTGGTCCCTCCAGTCTGACGAGGCCTTCCTTACGGCCAAGGCGGAACTCACCCGCCAGTTCAACGAAGGGCAGATCGAAAGCCAGGAGGAATACGAGAAGAGGCTGTACCAGCTGGAAGTGTCTTCCCTGGAAGCACGACTCGCCACCGGAAAGGAAAAAGGCGCCGCCCGGGCTAAGATCGAGAGCGAGATCCAGGATAAGACCATGGAATACAACGCCAAGGCGAAGAAGGCCCGCGAAAAGGCCGACGCCGACGAGAAGAAGGCCCGTGAGAAGGCCGAGGCCGCCGAAAGAAAGGCCCGCAAAGAGCAGCTGGACCAGGTTCAGAAGAGATTCAACGCCGAGAAAGATGCCCACGAACTCGCCCTGCAGCAGATCGAGAATGAATGGGATGAACGGCTGCGATCCGTCAAGAAGGGATCCAAGGAAGAGAAACAGCTGCTGAAGCAGAAAAATTCAGAACTCCTCAAGGAAGACGCACGCTACCTCGCTGAGCTCCGGACACTACTGGAAGACATCGTCCAGACCGGCGTCGTGGACGGGGTGGAACTGACATCCGAGGAGCTGCTGGCCTACAAGAAGAAACTGGCCGACACCATCCATAAGATCAACCAGAACGCAGCTTCTGAGGCTTCCAACGAAAAAGAAAGCTATTCCGGGCGTTATGGAGGCGAATCGGAACTCTTCGGCATCAAGGCCAGCGACTGGGACCTTTTCTTTAGCAATCTCGAGAAAGGGAAGCTGGGAGCGGAAGATCTCGGGCTCGCCTTGAAAGGGATTGGCGAAGTGGCCCAGGAAGGGTTCAAACTGGCGAACCAGGCTATCAAGCTGACCAACGCGAAGGAGAAGAAAGCCCTGGATGACTACAAGAAGGGACAGGACTCCAGGAAGAAGGCCCTGGAAGAACGGTACCGGGCCGGACTGATGACCGAGTCCCAGTACAACGCCGAGGTGGAGAAGATGGAGGCCGAGATGCAGGCGAAACAGGAGGAGATGGAACTGCAGCAGGCACAGCGGACGAAGACAATGTCCATCGTCGAGTCCATCATCAACACCGCACTCGCCGCCACGAAAGCCCTTGCACAAGGTGGCATGGCGGGTATCGCCATGGCCGCAATCGTCACCGCCCTCGGCGCAGCGCAGACCGCGATGATTGCAGCGCAGCCCGTCGGCTATGCTGACGGCGGCTACATCGTGAAGAGACGCCAGGACGGGAAGCAGTACGACGCCGACTACGCGCCAGACAAGCGCGGCTATGTGAAAGAGCCGACGGTCCTCGTGGGCGAAGATGGGCCGGAGTATGTCATCCCGGCCGAGGCCCTGAAGAACCCGCAGATCCGGATGGTAGTGGACACCATCGAGAGCGCGCGCAAGTCCGGACGTCTCCGGAGCCTCCGGATGGAAGCCATCAATCCCGCGATGTCGGTCTCCGGACGTGCCGCCGGCGGATACACCTCGGGTGCGGCTCCGGTCGACATGTCCGTGGCGCTGGCCGAGATGGCCAGGATGTCCGAGACCGTGGACCGGCTGAACGCCATCCTCGAGAACGGCATCGACGCGAACGTGTCGATGCTCGGCCCCCATGGCCTGGTGAACAAGATCAACGAATACAACCGAGCAAAGAACAGAGGCAACCTGTATGATCGAGATACGAACCAAATCCGGAGTCGCTCTAGATCTCGCTCCGGACGCTGAATTTGAGATCGAGATGTCGAACCCGCTCCTGGAAGGGGATGGGATTCCCGTCGCATTCTCGACGTCCATCGCGTTCCCCCCGAGCGCCACGAACCGCACCGTGTTCGGCTACCTGCCGGCGATGATGCTCCCGCCGACCATCCTCCGGGTAGGAGCGTACATATTCTGCAGCGGAGTCCAGCTGCTGTCCGGGACGCTCGTATACGACAGCGTGGACGAAGACGGGAACTTGCTGTACACCTTCACGGAGCGGGAGGTCGACGACGACCTGAACAAGAAGATCTGGCAGCTGAACCTGCCGCGCAGTCGGGTGAGCGCCAATGAGACGGGCTACCCGACGGCCGACCAGCTCGCGGCGAACGTCCGGGCCGGAAGCGTCGAAGGCGTGGGTGCCCCGTTCCTCTTCGACCCGGAAGGGGCCGTCACGAAATTCCACAACATCCCCACCCGCACCACGGACACCCGGTTCACACCTTGCGTCAGCGTCCAGCGGATGCTCAACGCCGTCCCCGCGTTCAAGCTGGACACGAGCGCGGCCATCTACACCCTGGACAAGATCTACGTCCTTGGACTGCACAAGGAGTTCACGGGAAACATCAAGGGATACGGAGACGTCCTCCGGATCGCGGACTCGCTCCCCGACGTGACGCTCATGGACGTGATGAGCGAGGTCTGCAAGATGCTCTGCGCGACCATTTACAAGGATGGAGACGGATACGCTCTCGTGAACTTCGGCCTGGTCGGATACGCCGTCACCCTGGACTGGGACGCGAAGGTGTGCGACACCTTCTCCCTCTCCATGGAACCGGAGCAGGGGTATGGATTCGGATGGCCGAAGGAGGACAACGGGAATAGCGGAGAGGTGTCCGAGGCGATCGCGATCACAACCGTCTACTCACTGAAGAACGTCCTTCGGGCGCGACAACAAGGAATATATGTCCCGGTAAAGCATACCGGCATCCTTTCCACCCCGGGCACCTACGACACCTATTCCGTCCAACCGGACTTTATCAACCTCTCCGACCATGAGTTCGTCCAGGTGTGCGAGATTCTGAACGTACAAGACGACGACATCGACGGGGACGTCAACGGTGAGAAGGTCGACAGGCACATGTCCGCCACCCTCATCAAGAACGTGCCGACAGAATACGTCCGGATGGAATGGGACGAGGACGATTCCTATCCGGAAGGAGGAATCTGGATACAGGTCGCGGACGCGTACCGGATGGCCGGAGAGGTCACTTTCCCGGCAGACGGCGGCGAGCGGGATTCCAACATCATCTTCGGACTCTACGAGAGCGGACAGCTGGTCGGCAAGGGCATCAAGATGTTGGATGACAGCGGCGGAGAGTCGATCCTCACTTCCGGATATTCCCTCGCCACCTTCGTCCTCTCTGAATACCATGAGAAATACCAGGACTGGCTTGCCAAGAACCGACAGGTCATCTCCGTTGACCTGAACCTCAGCCTGAAGGACATCGCGAGCTTCCGGTTCTGGCATGCCGTGAGGATCCGGAGCAGGCGGTTCGTCGTCAAGCGGCTGTCTCTCCGGCTCTCCGCGAGACGGGACGGAGTCCTGTCCTCGGCCGAGTTGGTCTCGATGTAGCCGTGTCCTTTCAGACACTCCGAACGAACGTATTTTTGCAACATGGCGATCGCTATCACAAACCCGAACAGCAACAAGACGTACGTCTTCGCGGAGACGGCGGAAGACCTCACCGTGACCGGTCTCTCCACGTCGTCGAACGTGACGATCACCGTATTTGTCAACAGTTCATCGGTCGCCTCCTTCGAACTCACCCCGCATCCGACGAGCGCGTCCGTCGTCGTCCGCTTCCGCGAGATCCTGAACGCCGTCCTCCCTCACATCTCCGGAGCCGTCCCGGATACGACGTCGGCCTACACGAACCCCGTGTACGTCCGGGCCTCGCAGGGCGGGACGAACGTCGACACTTCGACGATGTACTGCTTCCGGGGCGGGAGCGACGCGCTGCAGTCCAGCTTCCCGCACTCCACGCACTGGCTTACCTGGAAGCCCCAGGTGACGCGGACCTATCCATGGGCGAAGGAGGTCCTCTCGCTCATCAAGCCAGCTTCGACCTCCATAACCGTCACCGGGAAGGTCTACCTCAGCACGGGATCCAACGTGACCGTGACGCTCGGGACCTTCTCGTCCGCGAGTACGCAGGTTTCCATCTGCTCGGTCAACTGCTCCCTGTCCAGGATCCAGGGGTTCAGCGGCGTATCAGGAAAGACCGTCCTCGGGTATGACGTCTACACCGGAAACATCCTCGCCCACCGCTTCATCGTGAAACCGGCCCGCCTCCGTCAGAGGGAGTTCCTGTACGCGAACTCACTCGGCGCCCTGGACACCGTATTCGCGACGGGCGACGTATCCAGGGACACGGAGTCGGAGCTCGCGACCGCCCGGATCGGCGGCCAGGAGGTCGAGCTGTCCAACGACGCCGTCGAGCACTTCAAGGCGAACACCGGCGGGCTGCGGAAACGCCGGGAGATGGACCAGTGGCAGGACTTCTTCCGCTCCACGGACCGCTGGGTCCTCCTTCAGGGCGACGTGCTGCGCCGCATCGTCATCGACTCCATCGAGTCCGACATGAAGGAGCACAAGCTCTCCGGAGCGAGCTTCACCTATCACTACGCCGACCGCTTCACCGGACGGTATTATTCAGACTCGGCCGTCCCGGCCTTCGATTATAGCAACTATGAAAACGACTGACCTCAAAGAGCGGACGGCCTACGCGACCGCCATAATCGCCTTCGTGATCGGATGGGGAATCACCATCTGGGGATTCTGCATCCCGCCAAAGGGGGAGATCTCCACTTCCGTCCTCACCGTCCTCGGCGAGGCGATGGTTTACACGGCATCCGTGTTCGGAGTAACGCTGTATTTCTCATCCCAGATGGTGCGGCTCAGGCATGAAACCAGGGAGTATATCCGGAAACTGGAACACCGGCCGGATGACAACGTACAGGAGGAGGAAACGGAATGAGACTGACAGTTGATCGCAAATGGCCGAAGGGGACTTACACCATCGGCAAACTGTATGTCGATGGGGTACTTTTCTGCAACACCCTCGAGGACCGCGACCGGGGGCTGCGCCAGGGAGACACCATCGCATCCATCAAGGTCCGGAAGGTCTATGGCGAGACCGCCATTCCGAAGGGGACGTACCGGGTGGCCATGAACACGGTTTCACCCAAATACGCCGCCGTCGACTGGTACAAGAACCTGTGCGGCGGGAAGATGCCCCGCATCGTGAACGTCCCCGGCTTCGACGGCATCCTGATCCATCCCGGCAATACTGCCCTGGACACCTACGGCTGTATCCTGGTCGGCAAGAACACAAAGGTCGGCCAGCTTACCGAGAGCAAGGCGACCTTCCAGAAACTGTACAAGCGCATGAAGGCCGCATTTGACCGGGGAGAAACCATCACCATCGAAATCCGATAGGCCATGAAGAGGAAAATGAAAGGAAACGACCTCCGGTTCAACTGGAGAGTCAAGGACGACGAAGGGCATCCGTACAGCGTCGAGGAAAAGGACCTGACCGTCGTCCTCCGCGGCCCCCACGGCGCCGTTCCCGTCAACGATGTCTCCTTCGAGGGCAACGTCGTCTCCTTCACTTTCTTCGGCAAGGACCAGAAGGAGTTCGGCATACACACGGCGGTCCTGATCGAGAACGCCGGCCGTGAACTGATGAAGACCGTGGACTTCGTGGGCGCCGTTGAACTCGTAGCGCACACCATCCAGGAAGGCGGGAGCGACAGCTCCCAGCTCTCCATCGACACGGTCGACCTGGAATCCACCGTCGTCGTAGGCATCCCCGGTCCGCGCGGTCTCAGTATGTACCAGTACGCCGTCAAGTACATGGGCTTCGAGGGAACCGAACGGGAGTTCTGGGAGTGGTACAAGAAGGCGAAGGACGACGCGGACGCGGCGGCCGCCAGCGCCGGCAGGGCCCAGGCCAGCATCGAGGAGTCCGAGGCGGAACGGGCGGCGACCTTCGCACGGCTCAAGCAGGACCTGGAGGACGCCTTCGCCAACGCCGACTCGCTCGTCGACGACCTCCGGAAGTTCCCGGTCATCTTCGTCGAGGAGCTGCCGGATCCTTCGGAGAACACCATGCGCAAATACTACTACATCCCGTCCACGTCCGACCCCGGCGCCTACGAGGTGTACCTGTCCTACAAAATCGAGGACACGTACTACTGGAAGCAGGTCGGCAGCACCCGGACGGACTTCGAGCAGTACCTGCGCAAGGATGACATCATCGAGCTGTCCGAGTCCGAGTACGACGCGCTCCGCGTCAAGGACCCGGACAAGTTCTACTTGACCCACGAGGACAACGTCGAGGAAGAGGAGGCCGGAGAATGATCTTCAGGAACGGCAAGGAGATCGTGGACATCCACAAGGGCGGCAAGGCGGCCACGGCCCTCTACAAGGGCAGCCGGCTCGTCTGGGAGGCCGTCAAGAGCTGCTTCGGCCGCGGCATGTGGATCGAGGCGAAACCGTGGGTCAACACCGACGGATGGAGAAACGACAGGTAAATAAAGAGATATGGCAAAGATAAGCCCGAACAACATACAGAACCTCGATGAGAACTGGGGATTTGACCAGAACACCGAACTCCCGTTCAGCGGGGAGGCGGTGCAGGCGTTCATCAAGTCCTTCCTGCGGAAGGTGACGGCTGCGGCATGGTTCGACACCACGACCGCCACCATCTACTTCTTTGCAACCGAGGAAGATCGAGACATATTCGTCGGCGACAGGTCACGGACGGACCTCGTGTCCTTCTCCTGCCCGATGAACTTCTCCGGCACACTCTACCAGGTAAAGGTCACCAACAACAACGGTTCGACCAACCTGAACGTGGCAACCAATTCCGGGACGTGCCCGCTCTCCCTGTCTTTCGTCGTCCAGGAGAAGGCCATCACGGAAACGCAGTGGACGGATACCAACACCCCGTGCTATGTCACTGTCTTTATCGACCGGGGCCTGACCGGCAACTACGTGGCCTTGACGGAACGGATCCTTTATAATCCCGAGGTTAACATCACTCTCGACGTGTTCAGCTACCTGGCCAACGGAGGCAACCGGGTCAAGTTCCAGTTCGAGGCCGAAGACGGGAGCGTCACGTCCGCGCTCACATACTCCATCCAGCTGGCGGAACTCTACGTCGAACTGTACAACAATTTCTGGTACCAGCCCGTCATGGGCGGGGATCCGTCGACGTTCCAGCTGGGCGGCTTCCGCATCGCCGGCGCCGGCTCGAAGACGCTGCACATCTCCCTTTTCGACTCGTCCGGGACGAAGGTCGTGGATGACCTGGCGACGCTTATCGGCACGACCAACGCCTACGCTTCCACGCCGTATTACTACCGCTTCGCCCAGGGCAGTCCCATCCTGGATCTTGCCACCGGTGTCTACACGGTAAGGGTCTATGTCTCGACGGCCGGACTGGATTCCGAGACGATCGAGTACAACATCATGTTCGTGGCGGACGGTGATGAAACCACGGCACAGCTGGTGTGCGTGAACGATATCGCGGACAAGGCATTCAATTACGCGACGGCCAACCTGTGCACCTACGCCCTCTATGACGGCGGAGCTTCCTTCACGGATCTGACGGCAACCTTCCTCCAGAAGGATGGGGCCGTCACCGTAAGGACAGTCGTCCAGGAACTGGCGGATATCTCGACCGGAGAAGCGCACACCCTTACTTACGAGGTGCTGTGGCCCGGAATCGAAGGAACCGGGTATTTCATCGGTTTCCTGCTGGAGATGGGAGTCGGGTCGGCATCCGCCGTCATCCCCGTGGACAACTCCACGGTATTCCCGCCGACAGACGGCTACGACTTCTACCTGCTCGCATCCGGCCGTTCCAACGGGGAGTCCAACCGGGAGAAGGTCATCAACCTGGCCGACAACGCCCAGCTGCAGGCGACCTGGACCGAAATCGATTTCCTGACCGGGATGGACGGCTGGACCGAAGACGATGAAGGACGCCCCTGCCTGCGGATCCCGGCCGGCTCGAAGATGGTGCTCCCAGCCTCCGCCTTCCGGTTCTTCGCCGGTGACAACTGCACGCTGGAGCTCTGCTACAAGGTGGCGAATGTCGCCGATTACGACGAGGACGTGATCACCATCGGGGCCAACCATGGAACCGCCGGATTCTCCGGCCTACGTATCCGTCCCACGAACATAACCGTCCATTCCGGCGCCGATACGACAGCCGGTAACGACATCTACCAGGGGACCAACCTCTGCGACGATGAGCCGGTCCACCTGGCCCTCACCATCAACCCGTATTACGAGGGAAACCACAAGCTCGTGAAGGGCTATGTCAACGGAGGAAAGAACTTCCTCTTCGCCTATAACTCTTCGGTCGATTGGCAGATCAACGGAGGCCTGACCATCGGTTCGGACAAGTCCGACGTGTTCCTGTATTTCATCCGACACTACCCGGTCGCCCTCTCCGATGCTGCCGTCCAGGTCAACTACATCAACTCCCTGACAAGCGTCCAGGAGCGCGACGGGATGAACACGCGGCTCCGGTCCGTGCTTGACTCCGGCCAGACCAACATCGACTATGAGGCCGTAAAGAACAGCGACTTCAATTTCTTCGTGCTGACCATGGAGCAGGGCAACGGCGTTCCTTCCGCAGCCAACGGATGGGGAAAGAAGACGACGGGACTCTCGACGCTGGAGATGCACTTCGGCAAGCATCCTGATTGGGATTGGAAGATGGAACACCTGGAGACGATGGGACAGGGCACCACGTCGATGAATTACTACAGGTGGAACATCCGGTGGCGCATCGACAAATCCAACGACAGCAAGAAGGTGCCCGTTTCCTACCTGGCATCCCGCACCAAATCCGGAAGCAAATACCAGTACCAATGGGGCGTGGCGGCGAATTCCAAGACGGTCCGGTTCGACGGGGATACGCACCCAGCTCTGATGCGTATCACGGCGAAGATCAACATGGCCTCTTCCATGCAGTCGCATAAGATCGGCGCCACCCGGGCTTATACCGAGCTCCATGACGCCATCGGACTCCGGAACGAGGCACAAACTCTGGCCGACAACAACGGCACCCCGCGCCCCGTCGTATCCGTGTATGAATACCCGGCCTTCGGCTTCGAATACGACCCCCGTTCGGACACCTACACCTTCATCGGCCTGTTCACCATCGGTCCGGACAAGGGCGACAAGCCCACCTTCGGGTTCGATGCGGTCAAGTCCTCCCTCATTTCGATGGAGGGTACCGACCACAACCAGCCGCTGGCAAAGTTCGCCTATCCCTGGAACGAGGACGTGAACTACTTCTACGACGAGGAAGGCCTGGCCATCGACCTGGGGAGCGGAAACCGTCTGACCGGACTTGAAGTGGGCAACTGCTACGGAAAGGGCACGGACGATGCCGACGATCAGGCCGATATCCGGGACATCCTTGTGGCGAAGTTCAAGCCCGCCTACGAGGTGGTCTGGAAGAATTCGACGCTCTTTTTCCCGATCCTGTCCGGGAGTGAATGGCATCAAGGCACTGTGGCCGGCACGCTTGCATACATCAATGCACACCTTTCCGATGTGCCTGCACAGGGGTACACCGGATTCCGGAACCGGATGTATGACGATCGGCTTTCGTACGCCGACCTTCAGTTCTGGATCGAGGGAGACGACGCCTACACCCTCCATTACTTCGACGAGAAAGACGGGGTGTACAAGGCCGACATGAGCCTGTCGGAGCAGAACGGAGCACCCGCCGCCGGGACAACCGCCCAGGAGCGTAATGAGTGGTTCCGGGCGCAGCGCCGGGCACGGTTTATCGCTTCGGCCGGTAATTACTGGGACCTGGACGACGCCATCTACCATTACGCGTACTGCATCAAGACGGGCGCGACGGACAACTTCGCCAAGAACTCTTATCCCTACCTGATGGACCAGCTCTGGAGGTGGCGGCAGGATGACCTGGATTCCATCTTCGACATCGACAACTCCGGTCGCGACTCCAAACCGTATTACATCGAGTACTCCGATGCTGTAGGTAACACCCCTTACTTCGCCGGCTCGAACTCCGTCTTCTGGACGCTCATCAATGAGTGCTTCTGGGACGATTACGACAACGGAGCAGGGAAGGGCATCAGGACCATCGGAAGAATGATGGTTAACGCCATGATGTCCCTTTCGGGACAAAACAACCCCTACGACGGGTTTGTTAAATACATCGAGCGCTGCTTCTGGGACAATGCCCAGAACTACTTCCCGGAGAGCGCCTACAATGTGGACAGCCAGTTCAAGTATGAACAGGCCTGGCTGGTGAACGGGCAGAACGTACCGCCGCTGACGCAGGCCCTCGGAAGTCACTTCTCCGGAGAGCGCCTTTGGGTACGCCGCCGCGCGGTTTACATCCTCTCCCTGTTCCGCTGCGGCCCCTTCGGGGACTACTCCGACACGTCGCTCGGAACCATCTCCTTCCGCCCGAACTCCGTCTCCCTCAGCGTGAAACCCCTGACATGGCTGTATCCCGCCCTCGCGGTGGGCCAGAACGCCGTCGTGCATGGTGGCAGGACCGCCCCTGGAGTGGCTGCAGTCCTCGCCCAGACGGCGGACGGTAACACGGCGATGTACATCCAGGGAACGAACCACCTGACTTCCCTGGGCAACCTGAAGAATGTCGTCCTCGGTCTCCAGGACATCAACAACATTACCGTCACCGGCGCCAAACTGACGGAGTTCCTCATCGGAGATCCGGCTGCAGCAAACGTGACGACCAATATCCCCGGCCTGGTCTTCGCCAACAACCGATGCCTGGAAATCATCGACGCCAGGAACGCGGACTCCATCAAGTCCGTGACCGGCCTGGAGAACTGCATCCGGCTCCGGACGCTCCTGCTGGAAGGGACGGGTGTCACCAATGTGGACATCCCGTCCGGCTCGAAGCTGGAGGCCCTCACCCTTCCGTCCGTCATCCAGCGGATTGCGCTCCGGAATCTCCGGCACCTTGACTACCTGGACGTGGATGGGTGCAGCGCCGTCCACACCCTCATCGTCGAAGGCTGCCCCGGCATCGACCCGTTCGATCTCCTGGGCGATGTGGTGGAGAATTCCTCCGTCCTCCAGTATGTCCGGCTCATCTGGAATGGTGTGTATGAAGACAACACCGGGGAGACGATTGACACCCTCGTCAATCTGGCCACGGGCGATTGTCATGGGCTGAACGGCGATGGAACCGTCATCGACAAGCCTTTTGTCGAAGGTACCATCGACATCACCGGCTGGTCCGCCGCGGTCATTCCGGTCTGGCTGGACATCGAATCGGACGAAGCCTACGGGAACAATTACCGGAGAATGAGAATTTCCACGTTCGGGACGGCTCTCAATATCATCTACGACCCGGCCCACATCCGCATCATGGGCTACATCCTCACGAGCGAGGGCGACCGGCTCATTTCCTCAGACAACCTTTACCTGACAACGAATAATAACTGATATCATGCCTAGAGACAAACAACTGACGCAGAATGGAGCACGGGTACAGAAACTTCTGAACGCCATCCAGCCACCCATCGGGACTTCGCAGCCGGCCGGTGGATTTCTCCCGAATATCTTCTACGCGCTCGGAACGCTGTTGGCCGATACGACCTTCTCCCTCGCTGCTCCGGCGCAGGAGGATGCCAACATCGTCAACCACTACTACTGGACCTTCGAGACGGGTTCAACGGTTCCGGACATCAATTTGCCGGCAGGCATCACCTGGATAGGAGGTGAAGCTCCGACCTTTGAGGAAAACACGCACTACGAAATCTCCGTGCTGAACGGCATCGGCGCTTTCATGTCCGTCGAGATCGAGCAGGAGGGGGAATGATGGACACAATGCTGCATCGCCGGCGATTCCTCGCGGTATCCGGCGATAAATACGTCAAGTTCGCGGACCCGGATGTAGCAAGGATCTGCATTGAGCAATTCTCTTCCGACGGGAAAGGTGTTACCTATGAGGATCTGGCGGCTGTGACGAGTATCTGGCGTGTGTTCTCCGGCAAAGGCGCATCAGTAGTTTCATTCAAGGAGCTTATGTACTTTACGGGGCTGACTTCTATTGGTTCGGGTGATTTCAACGGTTGGAATAATCTGCAGGAGATTGGGGTCCCTCCGTTTATCACGAGCTTCGAGATGTCCGCTCGTCCCTCTCTTCAACATGTCCATGTCTCTGACTTGGATGGTTTCCTGAATCGAGTAGCGCCAAACGCAGCAGCACCTGTGGGCTATCATATATATGTTAACAACATTGAGATAACCTCCATAGTTTTTCCGACAGGCATAACAACTATTCCTGCGAATGTCTTAACGGGAGCCTCACACATCATTTCTATCTCGATTCCGGAAAGTGTCGTCAGTATCGGCGATAATGCATTTGCAAATTGTTCATCGCTGAGTGGTGATCTGAATTTGCATTCCGGGATAACGACCATCGGCTCATCAGCCTTCGTTGGTTGTACTTCTCTCAATGGAAGGCTTACTATTCCGGCAACTGTGACATCCATCGGTGAGATGGCGTTCCGCGGTCTTACAAACATTCGTGAAGCGGTGGTGCTCGCAACCACTCCTCCGACAATAGGGCAGTATCTCGTCTTCGGTAATGCCAGCTACAAGATATATGTTCCTTATAGCTCCGACCACTCGATTCTCGATTCTTATAAAACAGCGCAGAATTGGAGCGTCTATGAGTCTCGAATCTTCGAGCTTAACCCGGACGGAAGCGTTCCTAACAATTAAAATCGTAAGTGATTGATTATGAGTAATTTTACCCCCCCCCCCCTCTTACGAAGAAGGATAATGATGAGTAGTGGCAGCATAGAGCCGCACCTTGTCTATTGGTGGAGTGGAAAGGATGCTCTTGTCAACAATCAATGGATTGACAGGGTGTCCGGACTTGCTTTGAATGGATATAATGGGAATGCTCCGCAGCAATCAGACGGTGGCTATATTTGCGAAGGTTCGAATTTCTTCTCCATGAACCTGAATGCAGCGTCACCCAACGGATTAAACATAGGAAGGTTGTGGAGAATTGAGGTTGAATTTGCTCCTTTGAGTCAGCCCACTGGCAGATCGACCTTTGTTTTGTTTGACTTTGGTTCCATCGGGGCGTCCATTCACGCTTTTGGTTTAATGTATGATACGGCGCTCTTGAAGCTCAATTCAAACTATAAAGGGCTTTCAAACAATGACGACGCCACATATGGGCCGACACTGACCAGGAGTTCCGCATTGGTGATTGGAGAAACATATAGGGCGGCAGTCGGATGTGAGTCATTTGATGCCGAAAACGACATACAATACGTTCAAGAGGGAAAAGGCGCGAAAGAATATGGAGCATCTCCTCATCCACAAACGACTTTCAATAGGAACTTCAATGCCGGTTCAGCTCACATAGGGTGTGGTTTTCGAGATGATTCGCTTTCCTATTCGATTAAGATCTATTCGATAAAAATTTACAACTACGATTGATTACATAATTCGTTGATTATGAGCAACTTATTTACCCCCCCCCCTATTTGCTTTTGCGCAGAAGGATGATGGGCCTTAACAATCGATACATCAAGTTCGAGGACTCGGAAGTGGAGAGGATATGCATCGCGAACTTCTCCTCTGACGGGAAAGGTGTTACTTATGAAGATGCAGCGGCGGTAACTTCTGCTCAACTGGGAACAAAATTTAGAGGCTCTTCGATAGTGACATTCGATGAACTACGGTACTTTACTGGCCTGACATATATTCCTGATTGGGCGTTTTACGAAAGCTACAGTCTGAAATCAATCACTTTTCCTAATGGTCTTTCTAGTACCGGATATGGTTCACTTGGAAGGTGCACGTCATTAGAGCGCATTTCTTTTGGAAGAGGTAGTGTAACCCCCATAGCATCGATGGGAGGTGCCGGTCTTTTGAAAAGGCTAAATGTATATAGTATCGAACAATACCTTCAATTATGCAGTGGTTTTTCTCTTGACTCAACTACTGGTTGTTTTTCATCTGAAGATCCTCATTTATTGGTACAAGAACAGGAGATTACGAGGTTTGTCTTCCCAAGTGATGTCACGGAAATAAAGGGTTCGGTTTTAAAAGGAATCAGCTCTATTACTGAAATAGTATTACCCCCGAATCTAACCGCAATAGGCAAGTATGCCTTTTATGGTACTGGAATTGTTTCGCTTACAATACCATCTACTGTAACGGCCTTATATGATCAAGCATTTTCTGGTTGTGAATCGTTACGGAACATTACGATAAATGCAACTATTACAGCATTAAACAGTCGCATGTTTAATGGGTGCTCTTCTTTGACATCAGTTGTCTTGCCGCAAACTCTTGAAACTACGGAAGGTTGGGATGTTTTTGCCGCTTGTTCGAGTCTTAAAACGATTACTCTTCCTGCCAGTTTTACTGCTTTCAATTCTTATAGAACATTTCAGGGCGTTCCGCTGGAATCAATGATAATTCTTGCTACTACTCCGCCCGCAGGAGCATCAAATCTCAGCATCAATAACAGCTGTAAGTTCTATGTACCTTATTCTTCTGACCATTCTGTCCTGAATGCCTACAAGTCTGAAAACGGATGGTCGAACTTTTCCAATAGATTTTATGAACTCAATCAGGACGGCAGCGTCCCTAACAATTAACTAAAAATCAATAATATGGACCAAGTAACCTACATCAAGCGATTCATGCTCCGGGTGCTCATCATCGGAATCATCATCGCGCTCGTCATCAACATCGTGTGGTTTAAGCAGATTGAGGAGACCTTCTTCGGGGAAGTCGCCAAGCGCGTGCTCATGAGCGGCGCCATCCTCGGAGGCGTGGAACTCTTCTCGGCATTCATCTTCGGGCCGATGCACTACCACTTCGGCTATGAGCGTCGACAGAAGAAATGATCGACTACAAGGTCACATCTTCAGGAATCAAGCTCATCGACTCCTACAAGGTAAGCAAGTGGGACCACCTTTCCGTGCTTGAAGAGATCCAAGAGAAAGAGCTGGATCTGGAGGTATGGAAAAGGTCCATCACCTCGCTTATGCGGGAGTGGGCATGCCATAACGCCGCCTACGCCATCGGAATCAAGAGGGACAAGACGAAGGACTGTGACTTGAACTATCCGATGAAGTGGTATTCCCTGGCGACTTATTGGATCGTCGGATGGATCGTATGGTTTTTTATCAAGTGACAACACGATGGAAAAACTGAAACAGACGCTGCGCTGCCTGCAGTTCCCCCACAGCGTGGCCGAACTACTCCTTTACATCTGGCAGCTGCCGCAGAACCTTCTCGGCCTGCTCGCGGTTCTATTCACTGGCGTGACCATCCCGATCGACATCAGGGGCAAGCGCGTCAGCTGGCCGTCCACGTTCATCTACCTATCGGAGAAGATGAAGGGCGGGATCTCGCTCGGCCAGTACGTCGTCCTGGAACCGAAATGCTTCAATGACGAAAAGTCATGGAACCACGAGCGCGGCCACCATCTCCAGTCGATGATCCTGGGCCCGCTCTACCTGTTCATCATAGGACTCCCGTCCCTGCTCTGGGCGGCCTGGTGGAACCCGAAGAGGCCCCGGAGCTACTACTGGTTCTACACCGAGCGCTGGGCCGACAAACTAGGAGGGGTTGAAAGATGATGACGGGATGTCAACATCGCAGCCGGCCGCCGTGGACACTTCAGTATACGATTCTTTTCATGGCAGTTCTATTCGCCGCGTCCGGCTGCTCCCTCCTTCGTCAGCGCGAGAAGATCGTCATCAAGACGGAGACGGTCACGGAGTACCGCGACAGCACCGTCTGGCGAGACACGACCATATACGTTCCCATCCCCCTGGAATCCGACCAGGCCATCGTCCACATCGGTGACACCTCGCACCGCGAGACATCCGTCGCGGAGTCGGACGCCTGGGTCGGAGCAGACGGCTTCCTCCATCACAACCTTCGCAACAAGCCGGTCCATTTGGCCCAGGGCGTCAAACTTCCCGAACACTTCCTGGTCACCGACGTCAAGAACACCATAGAACAGGCGCACGTCATTACGAGGGAGGTCAAGGTGGAGAAGAAACTGAATTTCTGGCAAAGATTCCGGATCGGCGCGTTCTGGTGGCTTCTCGGCCTGATAGCGTTCGCCTACCGGAAGCAGATCATGGCTATCCTGAAGAAGGCCTTCGGACACTATTAGCGCTTCTTCTTCCCAGGCAAGATATTCGCATTACGGAGCTCGGCATTCGCTGCCGGGCTCTTTCCGACATATATAGCCGTCATGGCGACGCTGGAGTGGTCGGCCTGCTGCTGCACGAGATTGATAGCCACGCCGCTCTGCAGCATCCCGGTGATGCCCGTATCCTTTAGGGAATAGAACTGCAAGTCCTCCCCGAATCCGCATCCAGGGCGGACCACCTCCCGCCAGTAGTCGGCAATCCGCTGTCCGATGGTCGGCTTGGATCCAGGCGTGAACCGGAACTTATCCAACCGGTGCGACCCGAACAGGAACAGGTCCGGATCCGATAGGTCCAGCGCCCGGATGAAGGGCATCATCGCATCCGGAATCGTCCGGACGGAGTCCTTCCCGTTCTTTGCGATATCGCCGCTCACGCTGACCGTCTGCTTCCGGATGTCTACATCCCCGCAGCGCAGCAGGGCGATCTCCTTCGGGCGCATGAAGCAGCAGTAGCAGAACAGGCAGATGGCCAGGTATTCCGGGTTCTCCTTCCGGAGGAACGAGAGCAGCTGCTGCAGCTCGGCCGCCTTCAGCAGGCGCCGCTTCTTCGACGCGCCGGCCTTCCGTCGCTTCTTATCTATCCCGGCAAACGGATTCACCGCCAGGTAGCCCTTCCTGACCATCCAGGAGAACAGCCCCTCGAAGAACCGGACGTAGTTGTTATACGTGACGGCCGATACATCCGTCCGGTCGTCCATTTCATTCATGAAGAGGATGGCCACCTCCTTCGTGACCAGGGAGACGGAGGATCCTTCGGAGAAGCCGTGACCGGACAGCCACTCCCGGAATACACCCACGAACGAGCGGTACGAGCGCATCGAGTTCGGGCGCATCTCCTTCGCCTTGACCTTCAGGTAGTCGTCCAAGGCGGAGAACAGCGGGACGCCGGCACGGGGCGCGACCCCTTCTAGGAGGGGGTTCCATCCGAGCGCAAGCCTGGTGTTGATGTCGCCTATGATGGACCTGGCCAGTACCAGGTTCTCCTTCCTGGTGGAGTACCTGTTCACCTTGATCCGCCGGCGCTGCAGCTTGCCGGAGACGGGGGATTTGACGTAGAAATACACGAACCAGGTCTTTCCCTGGGATAACTTGGCTGGGAGATAATCCAAGCCAAGGGTTGGTTGCCGAAAATACATTTTTTTTTCTTTGCACAACTCCACGATGGTGTCATACAAAAGAAAACTATGGTGTCCCGATTCTGTCCCGTTTTGATGCGAAAAATCATGCAAATCGCTGATTTTTCGCTCGTTACGGGGTTTTGGTTGAGATGTAGAGATTTTCTGCTCCGGATGGTCGTATCGTTTCACGGAAAGTAATTGTTATTGTATTTAACTATTTATCGAATCTCGGACGGACTGTTGCCCAACTTGTCCCGTTTCAGTCCCGGTACACTTTTTCTCAAGTTGAGATGAATCAATGATTTACGGTCCCCGGAGGTCCCCAGCCGAAGCTCGGCTTTTGCCGTTTTCATGCTTTTTTTATACCTTTGTGGAAAGCGGGAAAGCAATATGTCATTGATGAAAATCACACAGAACCTGGAGAAGAGAGAGGTGGGCGACAAGCTGGTAACGGTCAGGGTCGAGCGGCCTATGCTCTCGGTATCAAGGTATGGGAGATCGAGAAAATCGTCGAAACGGAACGGATCCGCAGGACTACTTCTTAGGCGGAGGACTAAGCGGCGGCTGGATACAGACGGTAAAATGCACGTGCGTGGTCTTGCGCGTGCTTGATTGGTCATCATACCCCAGTTTGCCGCCAAGGATCCCGGCAGCGTTCACATGGATTCCCCTGCCGGCATTTTCCGATTCAACCGTAACCAGATCTACGTCGAAGGCCACCTCTGTCCACGTCTCCTTTTTGTCGGTCTTATGCCACGGGAAATTGATCAAGGCCCCGGTGTCGTTCTCTTCCTGAGCCTCTTTCACACCTTCCACGATGTCAAGGATGGTGTTCTTCACGAAGTCTTTCAGTTCCATATCATTTCTTCATGCCCTGGAGGATATCCAGAAGCTGCTTTATCTGGCGTCCTTCTCCTTTATCTGGGCGTCAGTTTCAAATCACTTCTTCATAGCTTGGTTGATGTCCTGCAACTCCAGCAACTGCTTATCAAAGTCATCTGACTGCGACTCTGTTAATAAACCCAAATCCAAAAGAATTTCCGGAGCATACTCATAAGTCCGGATCACTTCTCCCGATGAAAGGGTAAGGATAGCCGTGTAGTCCTCCTTATCATAGTCTGCCATGCAGACACTGGCCGGGTCTATCCATATAGTACGGCCATCCTTCGTGTTTACCTGTCTCATTTGTTTAGAATTTCGATATTGTTGTCTCCGAAGATCAGGCGCAAGACCTGGTCTTTCTTGTCTTTCTTGAGTTTGATCTGCAGGACGGCCTCGACCGGATCGTCGGGTTTCCTTTCCTCGCCGTAGAACATGATGTCAGTCACTGGAATGGAAAGATGACTTGCCAAATTGGCAAGATGGTCGATCGTGAGGGTCGCCTGTCCAGTGAAGATCTTGGACATGCTGCTCTCGCTGACACCTATCGCATCACCCAATGCGGACTGCGTGATGTTCTTGTCATTCATGTACTTACGCAAATTGTCAAGTACCCGGTTGTAGAATTCTGTGTGCTCTTTCATAATGTTGAAATTTAGTAATTGATTATCAATCAGTTAGTGAATAATCGGAAAAATAATTTCCAAATCAGAAAGAAAATCTTTCCATTTTAGAAAGTTTATTTATATCTTTGCAACATCAAAGTACAAACAAAGTACAAACAAAGTGCAAAACTTATGAAAATTGAAAGAAATGGCTAAAGACGAAAGAACTTTTCCGGAAATCTGGAATTCTCTGACCCAGGCGCAGCAGGAAGAGCTCCGCGATCAGATCCTGACCAAGACCGGCGCGTCCTCGAACACGTTCTGGTTCTGGAAGAAGGGAGCCGCCAATCCGGCATCCAGGACTGACCGGCAGGTCATCTCCGGTCTGGTAGGCAAGTACCTGAACATCTCCACCGCACCGGCCACCCTTTTCCCCCGCAAGAGATAATCGGCATCGTCGTCAACACTCAAAACTTGGCGCACAGGGTGGGAGGGTGCAGATGCCCGAAAGGATTCTGATGTGCAGTCTGCGCACCTGGGACACCCTCCCCCCTGTTTTTTAAGAACATCAACACCGTAACGATGAAGAAATAAACGAAACCCCAAAATGTACGAGTATGCACAAATATCATTTTCACCGCGCCGTCTTCGCCGTGTATGCGTTGGCCGGCGCCCTCGCCGTGCTCTTCCTGAGCGCAGGCGTGAAGTCCGTGACCGGGCAGCTGGCCCGGTTCCCGGACCACTACCTTTTCAACCTCGTCGGCGCCATCGTGCTGTCATGGGTCTGCACCGGTCCCAGGGAGGTTGTCGTACTCCGCAAGATCATCCGATTTACGAGAAGAATGGCCGCGACAGCATACTCGTACACCGGACGTTTCCTGATTTCCGTCCGGAGGGCGGCCAGCGGCCGGCCGCCCTTTTTCCCCTCCCGTCCTCAAACTGAACCGTAGCCATGGAAGATAACGAGAAATACCAAAAGATCGACCTGCAGGCCGTGATGGAAGTTCTGCTGCCCGTATTTCGGCCTGGCGTGAAGATCGCGGCCATGCAGCGCTCGAACGGAATCTTCATCTGCATTGACGAATTCCGAATCGATATCGACCAAATTATCAATATCAGCCTGGCGTTATATGGCCTTCACAACGGCCTGGGCGTTTCCTCCTTCTG